TATTAATCAAGTGTCTATACTTCCGTACATATGTTAATAAAATTCTATCTCTTTTATTTCAATGGAATGCCTATTCTTAAGCTCTACATACTCTATGTCTATAGATTTAATAGCCATTTTAATAAAGTCGGCTTTATCTTCTAACGAGAATATATTCCATGATTCCAACAATACATTTTTAAAACTTTTTATCTTATCTATATCTAGTATTTTTCTGGGTACTAATTCTTTTTGTTTTTCATATTCTGCAATTGTTTCGTCTGTTTCTTTAATCAATTCAAATAATTCTTCTTCTTGCATTAACCCCTTAGCATATAACTTATGATACCTTTTACGTTGTTCCATAATTTTATCTATATCAATAGTAACAACATCATCTTTTTGTTTTGTCTTTACTTCATATTTATCTAAGTCTAGTTTAGATAGGTAATCACGAAACACTCTCAATGCTTCATTCTCTGAAAAACCGAAACTCTCCTTTTTAGCTTTACATATGTTGCAATAATACGTTTTATAGGTAACATAACCTTTCTTTCTCTTTCTTGTCACTGTATTCAGTGTTAATGTGCCACCACATCTCGGGCAAATAAATTTACCTCTGAATACTGATACGTGACTGACTATTTTAGTATTGATCCGTTCTTCTAATCTTTCTTTTATTTGTTGATACATTTCTTCGGTAATGATAGGCTCGTGAGAGTTTTCTATAAATACATCTCCCCAAGTATAATGACCTCTTGTTATAGGGTTTCTTAGCGCTCTCGTTATTGTTCTATCTTCCCACCTTTTGCCATTAGGAGGTGGTATATCTGAATCGTTTAATTTTCTAGCTATAGCTTTTGAACTATTACCTTTCATCACTTCGTCGTATGCCCATAAAACTACTTTTTTATAATCATTAGGAATGTAAGTGTTATCTACACGATCATAATAAAAGGGTGGTGGTGTAAGTATCATGCCTTGTTTAATCGCTGCGCGTTTACCCATCATAACACGCTCTCTAATGGTTTCTCTTTCCCACTCTGCCATAGCGCCAACTAATGTAACAAACAGTCTACCCATAGCTGTAGATGTATCATACACTTCAGTAGCACTTCTGAACGCCACATTATTCTGTTCAAATATCTCTAGTAAGTCCAATAAGTCACGTACATTACGTGTAAGCCTATCTAACTTATACACTAAAACTAAATCAAACCGTTTAATATCATTCATCATACGTTGTAATTCCGGTCTGTCACGCTTAGCGCCAGAGAAACCAGCGTCAATAAATACATCTGATACACTCCAGTCATTTATCTCACAAAATGATTTGAGCTTCCTTTCTTGTTCTTCAATAGAATAGCCATGTTCTTTTTGTTCTAATGTACTGACCTGACACGAACGTAAATACCTACGTTCATAATTCATCACCTCCCTAAAAAAGTAAAAAATAATAAGGGTACTAATGTACCCATACAACTATTCAGCTATTGAGTTTTGAACTTCTTGTTGTCTTTTTGCCCAACTCTCATATCCTTCGTTTTTGCCAACCCAACGTGGACCTCCTACATGAGCGTTAGGATCGTTCCAAACTTTCTCGCTATCTTTACGTGCCTGTTCATAATCTCCACGACCATAACCCATTTGTGACTCGTCGTGTGTAGTAGGTTTGTTTTTATTCCATTCATTAATTTGTTCTTGTGTCATATAACCATTGTTATTTTGAGATTGTTGATTATTGTTAGATTGTTGTTGGTGGTTTTGTTGCGTTGGTTGAACTGTCTTACCCTGTGGACGTTCATTATTACTGTTAGCACTTTGAGTTTTCTTATTATCGTTTTTAGATGTGCTTTCAGATTCATTGTTAGCAGTATCATTATTACTATCATCTGAACTAACTTCTTGTTTATCATCATTAGTGTTTTTGTTTGATTTATCCTTGTTTTCTAATTTTTTATCTTTCTTTGGATCATTAGATTTTTTGTGTTCAGATGTTTTGTTATCTTCTTTCTTCTCACTATCGTTGTTACCACATGCACCTAATACTAATAAACTTGCGAAAATCAAAAATAAAACCTTTTTCATTCTACATTTCTCCTTTGTTAGCTATTTGTTTAAGTAAACTGATAATTTCATCATTTTGTTCTAGTAATTTCTTATTCTGTTTTACTATCTCATCATTTTGTGCTATTTGAACAAAAGTGTTTTTTCTCATTTCTGAATAGTGTTTGAATTTAGCTTGTTCTTTTTGACTTAGCATTGTTGAACCTCGTCCTACTAAGTCGTATATATCTTCAAAGTTACCAGCTTTATTTTGTGACAAAATGGCGTTTGAAGTTACTTCACTTGGATTATTTAAACCTTTTCTTTCGATACCTTTTTCGAATCTTTCTTGCTTTTTCTCGTCTTTAGTCATTATTTTTTCTTCCATACCTAATGCTTTGTTAATTTCTTCGTTGAGTCTAGGATCGTTAGCTCTTTGCATATGCGCCAGTCTTAATTTTTCTTCATCGTCCAACATCATAAAGGCTTTTTGTCCTTCTTTAGTTAATTCAACTTTAATTTTACCAATAGCATATCCGTCTTTAATTCCTATTCTTGTTTTTTTCATTTTTTATATCTCCTTTACATTTAATGGTTCAAAAGTGATTAAATAATTATCATGTTTGACCTTATTTCCGTGTTTCGTTTTGTAGTGTTTTAAGCAATCTTTGATGAATTGTTCTGTCACTTCAAAAAATTCAGAAAGTTCATAAATGTTTTTAACACCTTCACTATGAGCTTTTACTAAGTCATCTAAGTCAATCAGCATTTCAAAAGCTAATTTTCGTGCTTTTAATTCATATTTATTGTTTTGAAAATCGTTTGTATTCAATATATTTCCGTATGTTATTTCGTGATGAGCGATTTCTTCTGCTAAAGTTTCTAATTTTTTACTAACACTCCGATTATCATTGATGAGTATTTCCCCGTCCAAATACAGACCGGACATGAAGTCCGGCATATATTTAGTTTCTGTAATAGGTAAATGGTCGTATTTAATCATCAAATCTTCGTATTTACCCACTTATTATCCCCCCTTACTTTCTTCTGTTTCTTATGTAATCAATAAAATTCTCTACCTCTTTTTGTTCCTCCTCTGTTAAATCTGAATAATCTAAATGTGCTGCTATTGTTTCAGGATTTTGATCGCTAGATAAATCTTTTGTCATCAAATCATCTATATTTACATTAAATAATTTAGAAATTTCATTTAAGGTTTTCATCTTTGGTGTGTATTTGCCTTTCTCCCATTCACTAATACTTGATGCACTTTTTCTACCTAATGCTTTTGCAAGGTCCAGTTGTTCCATTCCTTTTTTCTCTCTTAAGTATTTTAGGTTCTGACTAAACATTTGTTGTACCTCCTAGAAAGTTTCTACCTATATTATACACAATTTCCGGAAATGTACAACAGTTATTCCGAAAAATAATTTCGAAAAAAATGAAATAAAATTATTGACTTCGGAATTACCGAAATGTTATCATGTAGTTAACTTAAGCGAGAGGGAGGTAAACAAATGACAGTTAATGAGAAAGAAAAACTTAAGTTAACAATCGGTCAATGGAGGTCTCTTAAAGGAATGAGTAAAGCTAAATTATCAAGAAAATCTGGAGTTACGGAAAGAACTATTTATAGATTTGAGGAAACTCAAGAGAACGTTCAAAATTCTAACTTCAAAACATTAAATAAGTTAGCTTTAGCTTTAGATATTAAAGTGGATGATATTTTTTTAGGAAACGATTCGGAAAAACCGAAATTTTAAGGAGGTGGTTCGATGAAAATTTCACAGAACAAAACTAACATCGGAGAAATGTTTAATATTCAAGAAAAAGAAAACGGAGAAATTGCAATTAGCGGTCGAGAACTTCATCAAGCTTTAGAAGTTAAGACACCATACAAGAAATGGTTTGAAAGAATGAGTGATTACGGATTTGAAGAAAATATCGATTATGCAGTTACGGACATTTTTGTCCATAACCCATTAGGTGGTCGCCAAAACCAAACTGACCACGCACTCACTTTAGACACTGCAAAAGAAATTGCAATGATCCAACGTAGTGAACCTGGTAAACGTGCAAGACAATACTTTATCCAAGTAGAAAAAGCATGGAACAGTCCAGAAATGATTATGAAACGTGCATTGAAGATAGCAAATAACACAATTAACCAATTGGAAATGCAAATCGAGAAAGATAAACCTAAAGTATTGTTTGCCGACGCAGTGGCTACAACTAAAACATCTATTTTAGTAGGCGAGTTGGCAAAAATCATTAAACAAAACGGAGTGGATATAGGACAAAGGAGATTGTTTGAGTGGTTACGACAAAATGGATTCCTTATTAAACGTCAAGGTGTCGATTATAACATGCCAACACAATATTCAATGGAACGTGGACTTTTTGAAATCAAAGAAACTTCGATTACTCATTCAGATGGTCATACATCAATTAGTAAGACGCCTAAAGTAACAGGTAAAGGCCAACAATACTTTATCAATAAATTTTTAACAGAACTAGAAACAAATTAAAGGAGCGAATAAAATGAAAAGTTTAAAAATTCAATACGGAGTACCTGAAGCATCAAAAATTAAAAGTGCAGTAAATGAAATTGAAGAAGCTATCGAAGATTTAAATTATGACGCAATCGATATAGAGATAGGCATAGCGCCTAAACCAATTATCGAATTCGATGAAGAAGAGGAGGACTAATATGCCACCACACATTCAACAAATGTTATTTGATTTCGCATTAGAGAGAGGATATATCGAAAAACTTTTAGAAATGAAAGAAGAGGATGATAAATGAAATATCTATTAAGTTACATGACGATGTTTATCGCAATGATCATCACATTACTTTTAGGAGGTGGTTTCACAACGGTATTAGGAATTGCAATATTAACGCTTATCTTTAGCACATTCTTCTGGGAAAAGTGGCTTGAGATAACAAAAAAGACTGAAACTTGCGCCAACAAGTAACAGTCAAACACTAACTAAAATATACAACTTAAATATACAAGTGGAGGAGAGAAAATGCAAGAGGTAATTACAGTCAAGTTGACTAGAGAAGAATACTCTCAACTAATCAAAAGCCAAATAGATTTAGATTTCTTGCGAAGTGACTACGACTTTTTAAATAAACGTTACGAAGATATATGCGATAAATATTTTGAACTTAGAAAAGATTTCAGAAAAGCTATAGAATCGTGCGAAACACAAAGTGAAACAATCGAAGTCATGGATAGAACAATAGATATATTACGTAAAGGAGTGATTGGGATTGAAAGAAACAGTGACATATCTAATTAAACTGAAAGACGCTCCTTTTGACTTGTATATCACTAATAAACCTAGTGCGAACTTTCCTACAATCAAATATTCAACAAGTAGTGGAGATGCTAAAGATTTTGACGGTTTAGATAAAACTGTTATTGACATGACAAAACACATAGCAATTAAAAAGACGGTAACTGAAACAACTAAATTTGAGGAGGTTGAGTATGACTGAAGAACTTAATTTATACCAAAAAATAGCTGACGTTAAAGCTAATATCGAAGGGTTTACGAAAGACACTAAAGGCTACAACTACAGTTACGTAAGTGGATCTCAAGTATTACACAGAATTAGAAACAAGATGATTGAACATAATCTATTACTCGTACCAAAAACATCAGATGAAAACTACAAGCAAATCGAGGTTACTAGATTTAACAAAAAAGCGTCTCGAGAAGTTACAACATCAGAGTTTGTTGTTGAGATGAAATTAACTTATTTATGGATCAATGCAGATAAACCAGAAGAACAACTTGAAGTGAACTTTTATTCTGTAGGTCAACAAGATGATGTATCGAAAGCACATGGTACGGCATTAACGTACGCAGAACGTTATTTCTTAATGAAATTCTTCAATATCCCAACTGATGAAGATGACGCAGACGCAAAACAAAAGCAAGAAAAGTACAACAAAGTAAGTAGTCAAACAGTCGGCGTTCTAAAAGAAGAAATACTTAAATTTGTCGACTTGATGAAATCGTTAGGAAAAGAAGTATCTCAACAACAAGCAGAACAAACTTTTGGCATACAAAACTATTCGTCAATGTCAGAACAACAAGCAATCAATACAATCAACAAAATTCAAACAATGGCTAAAAAATATACGGAGGCGAAATAATGACTAACTTAACGATTTTGACAGGACGTATCACTAAAGATTTAGAACTTAAACAAGCAGGACAAACACAAGTAACTAACTTCTCTATGGCAGTGGACAATCCATTCAAAAAAGATGACACATCATTCTTTGACATCGTAGCGTTTGGCAAAACTGCACAACTATTAAACGACTATTGCGGTAAGGGAAGCAAAGTTTTAATCGAAGGCAACTTGAAGCAAGACCGTTTCCAAGATAAAGAAGGACACAATCGTTCAGTAGTACGAGTAATTGCTAACAGAATTGAATTTTTAGATAGCAAAGGTAGTAATCAACAAAATAGTCAATCTCAACAACAAAGAGGACAAGCACCAGCAGTCAATAACCCGTTTGCTAACGGCACAGACATAGATAATTCAGAATTACCGTTCTGATTGGACTGATTAGATGGTAGTAATAAAAAACTACATTACAGAAGATGATGGCACAACAACTGTAGTCATCAAGGGAGTAGAACTAGATAACAAAACATCTTTACTTTTAGACAATGGGTACGAAGTAGAAGCTGACGTAAGAGTTGTAGATCCATTCAAGATTACAGATAAGCAGCGCAGAAAGATATTTGCACTCTGTAACGACATAGAAGCTTATACAGGACAACCACGCGACTATATGAGGTATTTATTCATGGATTACGTAGAAGTCCTCTACGGCTATGAAAAACCCCTATCGTTGAGCGACTGCACAAGAGAACAAGCTAAACAAGTTATAGAAGTTATTCTCGATTGGGTGTTTCACAATAATATACCACTTAATTATAAGACGAGTGACTTACTCAAAAATGATAAAGCATTTCTATATTGGTCAACAGTCAATCGTAACTGCGTTATCTGTGGTAATCCACATTCCGACTTAGCACATAGATTTGCGGTAGGACGTGGCAGAGATAGAACAAAGATTAATCATTTCGGAAATCAAGTGTTAGCTCTATGTAGATCTCATCACAACGAACAGCACCAAATAGGAATGGACACATTCAATAACAAATATCACTTAACAGACAGTTGGGTGGATGTGGATGAACGACTAAACAAAATGCTGAAAGGAGCTAAAAATGAATTCGAGAGTAATAACTAAAGAAAACAAGAAAGAAATTGCTAATAGAATCAAACAAATAAGATTACAAAGAAATTTTGATATAAACGAATTCGCTGCGATCTTGTATGTATCTCCTTTCTCCATAAAACAATGGGAAGAAGGTAAAAGAATTCCTAATCTTGAAAAAATAAAATTGATAGCATTCATATTCAAAACAACACCTGAATGGCTATTGTACGGGGAGTGATAGGAATGACATTAGGACAAAGGATAAAAGAACATCGTAAGAATTTAGGAGAAACAATGACAGAATTCGGCCAAAGGTTTAACGCGAAAAGTGGTGTTGTTTCTAATTGGGAGAACAACAAACAAAAACCTAACGTTAAGCGAATTAAATTAATCGCTGATGACATGAATATTACTGTAACAGAGTTACTGAATGGAAGTGGTAAAACGTGAGCAATCTACTAATTGACGATTATCCAATACTTGTACTTCCTACGTTAGCAACTGAGATAGGACTTAACGAATCAATTGTATTACAGCAAATGCACTACTGGTTGAAGAAAAGTAATCATAACTACGATGGTAGACACTGGATATACAATTCATTCCCTGAATGGCAAAAACACTTTCCTTTTTGGTCTGTAATGACAATCAAGCGTGCTGTATATAGTTTAGAAAAACAAAACCTATTGTATGTAGGCAACTATAACAAAGCTAAATTCGATAAAACGAAGTGGTACAGCATCAATTATGAAAAGTTAGAAGGTATGAAACGACCATCGTATCAAAATGATACGACGAGCGTATCAAAAAGAAACGATGGAGTGTATCAGAATGATACGACCAATACCAGAGACTACACAGAGATTACAACAGAAACTACTAACAATAATATATTGTCGGGCAACCCGACTACGCATCAACCACATTACCAACCAATCATTAACTATCTTAATGAAAAAACCGGTAAGCACTATAAACACACTACTAATAAAACACAGACTGTAATTAAAGCTAGATGGAATGAAGGATTTACAGAAGACGATTTCAAAAAAGTGATTGATAACAAAGTAGCTGAATGGAAAGGGACGGATATGGAGAAGTACCTAAGACCTGAAACGTTATTCGGTACTAAGTTTGAGGGATATCTTAATCAAGAATTACAACCGAGTGGAATGGATCAACTAGAAAGAATGAAGTATGACGAGAGTTATTGGGACTAGGAGTGATTATAAATGCAATCAATGGAGAGTTTAGCTAGAAATATCAAACCTAGTAAAAATATTGTTGAAGAGCAACACAACCTTAAATGTAATAAGTGTGGAAACACATACGACTATTACAAATTTAGTAACGGGCATGAGTTCAGACATGGTTGTGACTGTTCAATGATACAAGCTGGTAAAGAAGCAGAGAAGAAACGTAAGCAAAAATATATAAATAATATCTTCAATCAATCTACTGTAAATGGTTCGCTAAGAGATGCAACAGTAAACAATTACAAACCCCAAAACGAAAAACAAATATACGCCAAAAAAACAGCTATAGAGTACGTTAAAACCTTTTCTGTAGATAAACCTAAGTCTTTAATCTTACAAGGCTCATACGGTACCGGAAAAAGCCATATAGCGTATGCCATAGCTAAAGCAATTAAAAACGAAGGATATTCAGTGGCTTTTATGCACATTCCAATGTTAATGGAGCGTATTAAAGCGACATACAACAAGAACGCTGCAGAAACAACAGATGAACTTGTACAACTGCTAAGCAACATAGATTTGCTAGTACTCGATGATATAGGCGTAGAGAACACTGAACACACATTAAATAAACTATTCAGCATTGTAGATAACAGAGTTGGAAAGAATAACATCTTTACTACAAATTTTAGTGATAAAGAACTTAATCAAAATATGAATTGGCAAAGGATCAATTCGAGAATGAAACATAACGCTAGGACTGTAAAGGTGCTAGGCGATGATTACAGGGAGCGTGACGCATGGTAACGAAAGAGAATGTTATGCAAATACTTGAGTGTTCCGATGTGTATGCTCAAAAAATGATTGATTGGTGCAGTGGTAATCAAGCTGCACTCATCAAGTTAATCAATGACAAGCTAGAAGAAAAAAGCAACAGACAGGCAATAACGGAGGTGTCCTAATGGGACTTATCGACGGACTTAAAAATCAATACACGTTATATCAGATTGACGGTTGGAAAATGTGCAGTGTAACGCCTCTAGGAGAAGATACTTATAAGTTAGGTAACTATGCAGGAATACACTTTAGAAACACATTTTCAGGAACGGTAACGAAAGATGAACTAGAAAAACTTAAACGCAAACATAAGTTGTTCAGAAAAGAAGAACTGCAACAGCAAATGACAATTAACGAATTATTATTTTGAGGTGGGACTTTGAGTAAATACAATTCTAAAAAAGTTGAATATAAAGGTGTCACTTTTGATAGCAAAGTTGAATGTGACTATTACCAACATTTAGAACGTAACTTAGGTAATGAATATGATCGTATCGAGTTGCAACCTAAGTACGAATTACAACCTAAATTTGAAAATTTCAGACCTATTAACTATGTAGCAGATTTTGCTTTATGGAAAGATGGCAAGCTAATCGGAGTTATAGATGTAAAAGGTATGCCTACTCCAGAAGCAAAAATAAAAGCGAAGATATTTAGGTATCAAAACAGAGATATACCACTTACTTGGATATGCAAAGCACCTAAATATACAGGGCTTGAATGGATAACGTATGAAGAACTATTAAAAGCACGCAGAAAGCGTAAAAAGGAGAAGAAGAATGGTAAAGATTAAACGAAAAGTAGCATTAGAACCTAAAGAATTTTTAAAGTATTTATTAAAAAAAGAAGAAACAACAGTAGAGTTAAACGGTTATACGAGTGATGGTGAAATATTTTCATTCGAACCAGAAGTAACTATAAATGAATTTGTGAGTTATTACCCATATGACAATACTTACACGGTAGAAATCGAAGAAGAAGTTACGGAAGAAACAAAACTCCCTAAATGTTTAGAAATTTCTTTTGATCGAAAAAGTGGCAGAGACGTGGCGGTCGTTCATGAAAATTGCTCGGTTAAACAATTAACTGATAGAAATCCTGAACATTCACTAGATATAAGAACTATCCATCTAGTAAACGATGACGGAACGGTTGAACTCATCTGGAAAGATGGCGAAATGGTAGGTGATGAGCAATGGCTAACAGAGAAGAAACAATTGAAGTTGAAGCGACACTCAAAGTGAGATGTAAATATCCAGTATGGATAAACAATCATATTACGAGAGATGAAGAAAAAGAGCGGATTTTAGATTTAATCAGTAAGAACCCTGACAAAGAGTTGATGAGCGAAGATTTTAAACTAGTTGAATTAATAGAGGTGGAATAAATGGAAGCAACAAAAATGAGAGTTAAAAATAAATACTTCTCTATTACACCTAATGTAGTAGAGAAAATGAAAGAAGCAGATATCAATCCCGATATCTTAAGACAAAGATTAGCTTCTGGTTGGAAGTTTGAAGATGCAATAGAAGCACCTATTGGAGTAAGACGTAGTGAGTGGGATAGTTTAAAACCTAAAGAGGACGAAATTGCTAGTTATAAAGAGAGAATGGAGCAACGCAGATTACAAGAGTTAAAACGTAAGAAACCACATTTATTCACAGTGCCTCAAAAACACCCTCGTGGTAAATGGTGCAAGCATCTTATGGAGAATGACATATTCCCTAGAAAGGTGGTTAGATCATGAGCATTAAAGATTTGATTATAGGCGATAGAATCAGAATCCAAGAAGTTAACGGTGTTGAAATTACAGTGCAAATAAAAAATGTTTATCGTTTAGTTCAGTCAAGTCTTGATATGGATAAATGGGTTGCTGATGTAGAAGCAATTGACGGGAGAACTTGGACTATTGATGATTGTTATGATTTTTACTCATTACCTAATGGAAATGAAGGAACTAAAAAGACATTAGATGACAAGGTTAACCACCCGTCGCATTACACGTATGGAGATATGGAAATTATAGACTTCATAGAGCAAGTCACTAAAGATTACAAACCAGAGTTAGCATTTGCGATTGGTAATGCAATCAAGTATATAAGTCGAGCTAATCGTAAGAACGGTAAAGAAGATTTAGACAAAGCACGTTGGTATCTAAACAGAGCATTTGAAAAGTGGGAGGGTTAATGAAATGAGAAACACATTGACAGATTTAAACAATCATTTATTTGCACAATTAGAAAGATTAAGCGATGAAGATTTAAAAGGCGAAGAATTAAAAGAGGAGTTACAAAGATCTAGTGCAGTTTCTAAAGTAGCTCAAAATATCATTAATAATGGCAGTTTAGTGCTGCAAGCACAAAAGTTTAAAGATGAAAAATTAGATGCAGAATCAGAAATCCCTAAGTTGTTAGGAGAGTAATAGCCATGAGACATGTATGGACTGATGAGCATGAAAAATATATTCGAAATAACATCAAAGGTAAAACTAAGAAAGAAATGACGGAAATGTTTAATAAGGAGTTTGGCACTGATGTTACTACAGATAAAATGAAAGGTTTTTGTTCGAGAAAAAGGATAAGAAGTGGGGTTGATTGTAAGTTTAAAAAAGGTGTGCCTTCTTGGAACAAAGGTAAAAGCTTTCCTTCCAGAGGTAGAAGCGCTGAAACTCAATTTAAGAAAGGACAAAAGCCCGATAACACATTTCCTTTAGGAACGATAAAAATCACTACTGACGGTTATAAGTTTATAAAAATCAAAAAACGAGGTTCTAAAAACGAATGCTGGAAACAATACACACATTATTTATGGGAACAAAAGCACGGACCTGTGCCCAAAGGATATTGTTTAATACATTTGAATCAAAACAGGTCAGACTGTAGCGAAGAAAATATAGCATTGGTAAGTCGTAAAGAATTAGTACGTATTAACAAACTTAATTTAACTTCAACTGATCGTAACTTAACTAAAGCAGGAATCAACTTTGTTAAATTATTAAACAAACAAAAAGAAGTTAAGGACAAAATAAATGCTACTAAGTGATACGGTATCTCAACGATACAGATACAACACACAAGGCAAGACACCTACAGAGATACAACAGGAGTTACGACAGCTAGGTGTTAAAGGCTTTGTGGTTAAGATAGCAGGAAACAGAGTGACGATGAAAGTTAGTGAAAACGATATTAAAAAGAACAGGGAGTGTATAAGGAATGGCAACAGATAAACAAGTTGAATACGTTTGTAGTTTGCAAGGACAAACGTCACTTACCGATTATAGTCGTAAAGAAATAAAAGCTATGACGCATAAAGAAGTAAGCAATTTAATAAGTGAATTACAAGATGACATATTATATAACGAGTTAATGAGTTACGGATTACCTAATCAATAAATAAGGAGTGCATTATGAATGGTTAAAATTAAAGTGACAAAGGAATTTGATTTTGCAGAGTTAATAAATCATATCAAAAACACAAGTTATCAACCTAAAGAATATTTAGCGAAAGACGGATCAACAAAGGTTATCGTTGGTAGTTTAGGAAGTATTACGTTTGATAATAAAAATTTTATATACCCTGAAACTAATTTTCGTATAGAAGTCGAAAAAGAAGTTACAGAAAAAACTGAAATTGATAATTTAGTAGAAATAGTTATTATTGATAAAAATATACCACACACTTCAGTTTTCTATAACACTAGCATAAACGAAAGATTGTCTATTACCAGATATAGACCGCAAGTTTTCTATATGTTGAATGATGATTCAACTATAACTCGAATATGGGAAAACGGAAAATTAGTAGATTAAGGAGTGTTTACGATAGACATCAACAACTTATACACATACAAAGCAACATGCACCAATGTTGTTGACGGGGATACGATAGATATTTTACTGGACTGTGGCTTTGATACCTATGCTAAACGTCGCGTGCGTTTGCTAGGTGTCGATACGCCAGAGAGAGGACAAGAGAATTATAAAGAAGCGACAGCATTAACTAGATCATGTGTAGAAAACAAAGATATATACGTTCAGACCTACAAGAGCGATGTTTTCGGTAGATATCTCGCTAATGTGTGGTACGAGAACGGGAAATATTGTTTAAATGATGATCTAAGGGACGCAGGACTATTGAAAGAGAATTCGAAATGGAATGAGGGATAAGGAATGGCAGAAATAACTAAAGAACAATTATTAGAATTTATCAGGAATAAAGACTTAGATTTAGACGAAAGCTATCCGCGTAGTGATTGGTGGAAGTTCAGAGATGAACGCGACTCATACAAAAAACAACGAGATGAACTCATCAATGATATGGCAGAAACGAAAAGGAAAGCAGAGGCGTTTGATGAGATAGTAAAAGTTTTAGCTAGTATCTCAAAAGAGATAGTGGAATATCCAGGCGATAATGATAAACAAAAAGAGGTTATCTACAAAAGATATGATGATTTATTTGAACCTATGAAATTATTGGAGGTAAACGATGAAAGATAAAGATTATAAAAGTTTATGGATAAAGTTGAAAGAGAAGAAATTAAAAGAATATGTGGAAGTACATCGCTCAGTAAATCAAATTATAACACCATACAATCAATATCATTTATTTGAGATAGCTAACGAAATGGTAAGTGAAAACGAATTAAAGCGAGATTTAAAATATATGGACCAACTAGACGGAACGCATGAGTTCCAAAATTTATTAAGTGATTTGGAGCGTGGTAGTGATGAAAATCAATGAATCATTAAAGAAATTAGAAGAAAAAGGTTACAGAGTTGATGAAGATAAAGCTATTTTTAATTTAGAAGATGGTTCTCTAGAAATCTACATCGACCATGATGAAAAAACAATAAAAACAGAATTACATGATTTAAATGTATTTGTGTCAGAAGATTTAAAAGATAGAAGTATGGAGAGCGTTATGTATGAATTAGCTGGTATTGATGAGGAGGAACAATAAATGACAAATACATTAGAAATTAAATTATTATCACAGAATGCAACTATGCCTAAGAGAGCAAATTCTACAGATAGCGGATTAGATTTGTATGTATCAGAAACAACAATAATCAAACCAGGAGAAACAAAAGCAGTTAAAACTGATGTGGCTATTAATTTACCTCGCGGATATGAAGCGCAAGTAAGACCTAGATCTGGTAAATCACTTAAAACTAAATTGCGTGTAGCACTAGGAACAATAGATCAAACATACAATAAAGAAATCGGTATTATCACAGACAATATAGGTGATGAAGATATCACAGTAGAAAAAGGAGAAAGACTAGCACAGTTAGTTGTAGCACCAGTTGTATATCCTACACCCAAGCAGGTTGATTGGTTTGAAAAAGAAAGTGACAGAGGCGCATATGGAAGCACAGGAGAATAAAGATATAGTAGCAGAGATTAAAAGAATACTAGGTAAGGAGTAAACGGAATGATTAAACGCATATTAAAAATTTGGTTTACTATCGCTATGTATGAGTTAGGTAAATGGATTGGTAGAGAGGTTTATTATAAGTTGACTGCAAACGATGAGGTGGAAGTGCCTAAGGACTTCGCTTTGAATGGAGACCAAGTAGATTTGAATGGAGTGAGTAAGTAGTGTGCATAGTGTTTGTTACTATTATAATTCTATTGATAGTTTTTGTTATGGCAGGAATAGCTTTAACATATCTTTTTATAGTTGGCATAAAAAATAAAGATTGGCCAACAATGGGATATGCTTTTTGCATGTTCTCGCTTATAGGGTTGTTGCTTTTACACTTATTATATTACGGAGTTTTAGGAGGAAGTTAAATGACTTGGTGGATAGTTGTTATTCCTATTTTGTATCTCGTTTGGTTATGTATAAAAAGTAAGGGTGACCTTAAATAAATGGAGGTAAAAGATGGATTTGAGAAAATCAACGCAACGTTATTTAGAAAGTGAATTAAGTAATTACAATCATATAGACAGAGATATTAAACGAGTGAGAGAAGAAGTGTTAAACCCCTGGCAACCTACAGATACAAACATCGGTGGAGATAGAACACATAGCAATGTTAGTGTCACGGAAATAAAAGCAACACGCGTTGTAAATGACAGACGTCTATCTCAATTGGCGAGGATGAAATCAGCAATAGATATTGTATATCAAACAAGTAGTGAAGAAAGTCAAAAGCTCATGGATATATATTACTTTAAAAAGCCGAGAACATTAAACCTTACTGGTGTTGCTCAAGAAATATGTGTGAGTAAATCAACAGCTTATGAGTTAAGGAAAGAAATACTTATTAGATTGGCAGATGAGTTAGGTATTATGCATTAGGAGTGAGGATATGAAAGCTATAGAGATTTTAGAAGCAATATCAACAAAAATAAAAGAAGGAGAATATGTAGGCAATATTGGTATTATTGTTCAAATAAAAGATGATGAAATGTTAGAAGAAGGGAAGAAAGCTAAAAGTATTTTGGAAGCATTCGCCGAAAGAGTAGAATTAAAAGTAGTAAAAGCTGGTAACTATCAATTATCACAATTTCCAAACAACGACTATCCAGTTTTTCGATTAACTGCTGGACCGTTTGGAAAAAGTCTGGAAAAATAACGTCACTAACGCTGTTATTATGATAGTGTAAGTTATTAAACGACTTACCTCATGTAAACCTTTCTATTTTTATTCCTTTCAAATGATCGAACATAATTTTTCTCCTTTCTGACCTATCCGATAGAAAAGTCGGGTAGGTTTTTGTATGCTGATATGACATTTAAAACGTGTGATATGAGTGTATAAAAACTTTAACTAATTTTGACATTGGAGGTGATTTTATTGCTTACTACAAAACAAACCAAAGCTATAGCTTTAATGGTTGAAAACAATTTAAATCAGAATGAAATAGCTAGAGAGTTAAAAGTAGCTAGACAAACCGTAGCAAATTGGAGAAAAAATGCAGAGTTCCAAGAAGAATTGCTTAATGCTGAACGTAATCTACTAAAAGGATTGACGGGTAAAGCGATTAAGACAATGGAAAATTTACTGACTGCTAAAAGTGAGTTAGTCAGATACAACGCAGCAAGTGACATCTTAGACAGAACAGGACATAAACCTACTGATAAAGTTGAGGCAGAAGTAATCACTCCAACTTTCATAAATGATGTGCCAGCCAATGACTGATAAAAAATTAAGTATTACAAAAACAATCGGTAGCGGGTATAACGAGTTCTGGCACAACAAAAACTTTTATCGAGTAGTGAAAGGTAGTCGTGGGAGCAAGAAATCTAAGACAACTGCACTAAACTTTATATACAGATTAATGGAGTATGAATGGGCTAACTTGCTTGTAGTCAGACGTTTTAGTAATACTAACAAACAATCGACATATACAGATTTGCGTTGGGCTACAAATAGACTGGGAGTCAAACACTTATTTAAATTCAATGATAGTTTACCGGAGATAACGTATAAACCCACTGGCCAAAAGATATTATTTAGAGGTCTTGATGATCCTTTGAAAATAACATCTATAACAGTAGAAAATGGCATACTTTGTTGGGCTTGGTTTGAAGAAGCCTATCAGATAGAAACGTTCGATAAATTTAGTACTGTTGTCGAATCTATACGTGGTTCTATTGATGATTCTGAATTTTTCAAACAGATAACGGTCACATTCAACCCCTGGAGTGAGAGACATTGGCTTAAACCTACATTCTTTGACGAAGATACTAAGTTGAACAACACATTTTCATATACAACAACCTATCGAGTAAATGAATGGCTTGATGAGGTCGATATTGCGCATTATGAGGATTTATACAGAACAAACCCAAGACGTGCAAGAATTGTTTGTGATGGAGATTGGGGAGTAGCAGAAGGACTGGTGTTTGAGAATTTCGAGGTTAAGGAGTTTGACTGGGATAAAAAGTTGAAAGAAAAGCAAGTTGTAGCTCATGGCAGTGACTTTGGGTTCACTCAAGATCCTACAACGCTTATTAGCACTATCGTTGACTTAAAGAATAAAGAATTATGGATATACGATGAGCATCATCAAAGAGGCATGCTGACCGATGAGATATATCGAATGTATCTTGATAAAGGACTGAAAAACGCAAAGATAATTGCAGATAGTGCAGAGAAGCGATTGATAACAGAGATTAAACGTAAAGGCATTTCTAATCTCAAACCATCTATTAAAGGTCAAGGTTCTATCATGCAAGGTGTTCAATTCATACAAGGTTTCAAAATATATGTACACCCAACATGTGAACATACGATAGAAGAATTAAACACATATACATTCGACCAAGACAAAGACGGTAACTGGTTAAATAAACCAATAGATGCAAATAACCATTTAATGGATGCATTGAGATATAGCCTAGAAGAATTCCATTTCCCTAGAAATAACAGAACGAATGTCAATATTAAGAAGAATATTAGCCGAGCAAAGGCTATGGGCTTATAAAGGAGGTAACACATGGCACACGTAAACAATTTCGAAAGAGATATTGAACGACGACAAATGCGTGATGAGATATACAGACGTGACGTAGTTGAAACTTACAAATACGATGGTACAACACAAGACTTGTTAGATAATCCTAACGACATCAGCGACTTTATTCGTCATCATTTAGAAGCACAGGTGCCTAGACTTCAAATGCTAGATGATTATTATCAGGGTTTGAATTTTAACATCATGCGAAACAAAAGGCGTAGAGAAAAGCATTTAGCAGATAATAGAGCTGCTCATGACTTCGCTTCTTACATTACAGACTTTATTAACGGTTACTGCTTCGGTCATGCCATACAAGTACAATCCGAAGGCAATATGACACAAGATAAAATAGATCAGTTGCATGCAATAAACGACATTGATAGTCACAATCGTTCACTGGGGTTAGATTTATCTATATTCGGTCGTGCTTATGAATACATCATACGTAATCAACAAGATGAAGTTAGAATTTATAAATCAGACCCACGTAATACATTCGTTATATACGATACTACCATTGAGAAAAATAGTATTATGGCTGTTAGATATTGGAAAGTATCGACAGAAGATAGTGTCGAGATGACTGAGGCAGAAAGCAATATCTACTATGTCGATGTCATTACTGATAATGCAACATACTTCTATGAAGCAAACAGTGTTACTAACTTAGAGTTATCAGAGCGTAAACCTCCTGAAGCACATTCGTTTGGCAAAGTAACTATTACAGAGTTTAGCAATAATGAAAAGCGACGTGGAGACTTTGAAAAGGTCATACCACTTATTGACTTATATGATGAGGCACAATCAGATACAGCTAACTACATGAGTGACTTAAATGACGCAATGCTACTTATCAAAGGCAACGTTGACCTGAATGAAGAAGTAGCGACACTGCAAAAAGAGGCTAATGTGTTCCATCTAGCACCTCCTGAATATACAACGGTAGATGATAAAGTAACGGAAGGTAATGTAGACGCTCAATACATCTATAAACAATATGATGTAAGTGGCGTTGAATCATATAAAACAAGAATTGCTAAAGATATTCATACACTTACTAACACACCAGACATGACTGACGAAAACTTTGGAGGTCAACAATCTGGAGAAGCCATGAAATATAAGCTATTTGGCTTAGAACAACGTACAGCGATTAAAGAAGGTCTATTTCGAAAAGGCTTAGTTAGACGTTACAAGTTAGTTGGAGAAATTATGAGTATCAATAGAGAAATAGATAAGGACAACCTTAGAGACTTGATATTCACATTCACAAGAAACTTGCCTAAGTCACTGACAGAAGAAATGCAAATGTACATCAATTCTGGTGGAGAAATCAGTCAGAAAACATTAATGTCTCTGGTTTCTTTCATAGACAATCCTAAAGATGAAGTTGAACGTATCAGAAAAGAACAAGAAGAAAAGATAAAACATTCTGATGAGTTGATGTTCAATGATCTAACTGATAACCAACCATCGGAAGAAGATGATGAAGCATCTGACAATAAGGAGTGATAATACATGACTTATTGGGATAAAAGAGCTCAAGAGATTATTAAAGATGAAACAATGAGTGATAAGGAAATGAGTCAAGAGATTGAACGCATTGTTAACAACATGATTGACGATATAGAGAATGAGATATCTAAGTTCTATGCAAGATATGCAGACAGTGAAGGTATTCCTATCAACGAAGCAAAAAAGCGAGTGGATAACTTCGACGTTCAATCTTTCGCTAATAAAGCAAGGTCATACGTTAAAAACAATGACTTTAGCGATAGAGCGAACAGAGAACTTAAGCAATACAATACAGCGATGTATGTGAATAGAGAGAAGTTACTTAAAGCACAGTTAGGGCTCATTGTAACGTACTCATATGCTCGTATAGAGCAATCTATTTATAATTACATGGAATCGTCTTATTATCGTTCTCTTGAGCAACAAGCAGGTATATTAGGTGAAACGTTACATGTATCATTAAGCGATGTTAAAACGATCGTTACTGCACCTTTCCAAAACTCTAATTGGTCACGTCGTTTATGGCGTGATATGAAAGTTGTTCGTGCTCATGTTGAAAAGGCTACAAGTCAAGTTTTGTTAAGAGGTCGCCACCCTTACGAGTTCGTAAAAGAATTCAGAAAAGAAACAGGCAATAGTACGTATGAGATAAGACGATTACTCGTAACAGAAACAGCTAGAGTACAAACATTAGCTGCAAAGCGTCATATGTTAGAACAACATGGACCTGACGCAGAATATGAATATCACGCTAAGATAGATAGTAAGACAACCAAAACATGTCGTGGATTAAATGGAAAAGTATTCAAAGTCAAAGATATGAAGCCTGGTGTGAACGCTCCGCCTATGCATCCTTTTTGTCGGAGTGCTGTAGCGCCACACATCAATCCTAATTGGAGAGATGAATTCTTTGAAGAACGCAAAGGAAGATATTCACTATAAGGAGGTGTTGTAGTTGGCAGAAACAAACGATGTAACAAATACGCCGCCAGTTACCAACGAAGGTACTGCAAAAGAAATTGTAGATAATTCTATAGGTGACTATGAAGATGCTGATTGGGAAGAAGAGGAAGTCATCGATACAGATTTTAGCGATGAAGAAGATTCAGAATATGAAGATGACTTTATGGATCCAGATGAAGAAGAATTTGAAGAAGAGAATTGGGAAGAAGATTACGATTTTTCAGATGACTTTGATCAAGAGGATTTAGATTTCTTAGAGGGACTTGGTGGTTCTGGAGATGAAATAGAAGAAGAGTACGAAGAGGATTACGAAACAGAAGAAGGTCTTTATGATGTAACTGAACTTGATGATGACACAATAGACGAGTACGACAAGTACGATGAAAGTTACTTGCAAGATAGATTAGATGATGTGTATGACGAATACAATCAGATATTTAATAAAGAGCCATCAGATATCATCAAAGATAGTATGACAACTCAAGAGAAGATAGACAAAATTGTTGATGCAATTCAAGAGGGTGGAAGCGGTGTGTAATGAACGTATCGCTAAAGCTCTTGAAGGCATTCATCATGAATTAAAACGATTGAATGACTCGAACCCTAGTAACCAAGCACAAGCGAAACAGAAAGAACCTGAGAAGAAAGAGTTTAAACCTAAAAATTTCATCTGAGGTGGTACTTATGTCAAAACGTGAAGCAGTTGGTCCTGGCGTTACCGCGCCAATATCTCGTCAGTAGGATACGTTAACCTACTCGACCTCAGTAAGTCGTTAAACTGCTCAAAATTAAAAAATACTGAGCGGGCTTAAATCAAATGCGAATATCAAATATATCTAGCACACTAATTGGGCTTAATTGACTAATTGGGGTGCTATTTTTATGCGATTAAACATTGAATTTAAGACTGAACGGGAGGATATACAAATGAAATTAAATGACAAACTAAATCTAAATTTACAATTCTTCGCTGACAATGACGAAGGTGAACCTGGACAAAGTAATGATAAGAAGCCAGAAAACAATAGCGATCAAGAGCAAGAAACATATACAAGAAGCGAAGTAGATTCTCAAATCAGTAAAGCTGTCGAGACTGCTCTTTCTAAACGAGATCGTAAGCACCAGCAAGAACTAGACAAAGCTCGTGAAGAAGCTAAAAAAGAGGCTGAAAGCTACGCTAAGTTAACTGAAAAAGAGAAGAAAGACAAAGAAATTGAGAAACGCGAACAAGCCTTAGCTGAAAAGGAAAAAGAATTTAAATTGCGTGAACTCAAATCTGATGTAGAAAGTGACTTAAAAGAAAAAGGTCTACCTACTTCGTTTGCACAGTCTTTAATTCATTTGGAAGATAATGAACAAATTAATGATGTCGTTAATTCGATTAAAGAAGATTTCGACAAAGCAGTACAAGAGCAAGTTAAAGAAGCTACACGTCAATCAACGCCTTATGGACAAGGTAGTGACGTATCTTCTAAAAAAGAAACATCTAAAAGTTTTGCTGATTTAGCAAAAGAGAACAGAATTATTAAATAAATGGAGGCGTTATAAATGGCAGATGTAAAACCACAAACATTTAATCCGGATCATGTAATGATGCACGAACACAAGGAAGGCGAATTATCCGACAGTTTTAACGACCCTATCCTTTTAGACGTATTACAAAACTCTAAGATTATGCAATTAGGCCAATACCAAGATATGGGTGGTAAATCAGAGAAAAAGTTCACTTACTGGGCAGATAAACCAGGCGCTTACTGGGTAGGAGAAGGTCAAAAAATTCAAACTTCTAAACCTAGCTTACTTGAGGCGTCTATGCGTTCTCATAAATTAGGTGTTATCATCGTTGCTTCACGCGAATACTTAAACTACACTTATTCTCGTTTCTTTGAAGCTATGAAACCTCAAATTGCAGAACAATTCTACAAAAAGTTTGATGAAGCCGGTTTATTAAACATTGATAACCCGTTCAAACAATCTATTGAACAATCAGCTGCTTCTTCTAAAAATATTGTAAATGGCGATATTAACTTAGATAACGTATTAGCATTAGAGGACGCTTTATTGGAACATGATGTTGAACCTAACGCTTTCTTATCTAAAACTCAAAACCGTACTGCTTTACGTGGAGTTCGCGATAAAGATACTAAAGAAAGCTACTATGACCGCGCAAGCAACACTTTAGATGGATTACCTGTAGTTGATCTTAAATCAGACAACTTCAAAAAAGGCGACTTATACGCTGGAGACTTTAACAAAGTATTCTACGGTATCCCTTACAACATGTCTTATAAAATTTCGGAAGAGGGTCAATTATCAACTGTTCAAAATGCTGATGGTTCTCCAGTTAACCTATTCGAGCAAGAATTGATTGCATTACGTGTAACTATGGACGTTGCGTTCCATATTGCAGACGACAAAGCGTTTGCTAAGTTGACTGCTGGCAGTGCTTCAAGTGGAAATACAGAAACAGTTTAATTAATCGAGGAGGTCTAACTTATGGCTTATTCTTATAAAGTTGTACGCGACTTCATTAATAAAGAAGATCAGAAAGAATATAAAGTAGGAAACGAGTTCCCTACTGATATTACTTCTAAGCGTATTGACGAATTATTTCATAAGCAAAACGTATATAACAAGCAATACATCGCTTTAGATGTAGATGCTAAAGCAACAAAAGCTGAATTGTTAGAAATAGCTGAAAAACATAATGTAGATGTATCAAAAGACGATACGAAAGCGGTAATTCTTAAAAAGTTGGAGGGATAACATGGCAGTATTAGAAAATGTCAAAAAGTTACTCTCTATCAATGATGATAAGCAAGATGAACTACTCGAAATAATCATAAGTAACACTGAAAAGCGTTTGATTAGCTTACTTCCAGTAGATATTGAACAAGTTCCAGATAGATTGGAATACATTGTCGAAGAAGTAGCAGTCAAGCGCTTTAATCGTGTTGGCGCTGAAGGTATGACACAAGAAAGTGTTGATGGTCGTTCCAATACATTCCAAAACAATGATTTTGACGAATATTTGGATGTCATTAACGCTTTGTTTCCTAAAAATACAAGTAAACGTGGCAGAGGTGTATTTTATTGAGATACAATAAGCGCGTTTCATTTTCTAAGGAAACAAAAGGCAGTTACAACCCTAAAACAAGTAAGTACGATGTTAAGGAGAAAGTTTTTGATATAGTCCCTTGTAACATTTCTCCTTTGTCCCCGCAGCGTACAAGCCTAGAATATGGAGATGTAACAAAGCAAATTAATGTCATTCGTTTAAATGGTCATTTTGAGCCACAAGTTACACATGCTTATATCAAAGGTGTAAAACACATTATCACTAAACGTATCGATTATGAACATGACACTGTATTCTACGTTGAGGAGGTTAGTTGATGACTAATGATATTGACGCTCTAATCAGCAGACTAGAGTACATGCACGACAACATCGATGACGATGTAGATGAAGTCCTAAAAAGTAACGCTGGAGAATTCGCTAGAGATACTGTTGTAAGTGCTAAGTCAGTTATGAACAAAGGTTACTGGACAGGAAACTTAGCGCGTATGATTAGAGATACTAAAGAAGGCAACATGAAGTACGCTGTGACCTCTAACGCTGGGTATAGTGGATTTTTAGAATACGGTACACGCTACATGGCTCCTGAAACGTTTATGTTCCCTGTTTATGAAAGATATACAAGGAAAGTCAGAGAGGACCTCGAGAGATTAATAAACGGTAAAACGGGGGGCATGTAATGAAACAATCAGCTAAACTTCAACTATTCAACTACTTATATGAAAAATTTAGTGAACTTGGTGTCCCTGTAATTGAAACTAAAGAACTTAGCCAAGAGCTTGAATATCCTTTTATTGCTATTCAAACAACCACAGATAACATGAACGTGTTAACTTTTGACAGTTTTGGAGGTAATCCTACCGCCATCGTTCATCTGTGGGGGTTGGATATTGATAAGAGTGCTAATGACAATTTGCTGATGCAAGTTCAAAATATCATGTTAGACGATATTCAACTCGATGGTTTCAATTTGTTTAATCCACAGTTAGATATCAACGAAGCTATCGAAATAGAAAGTAATCAAGCATTATCACATATAACAATAAATGTTGAATACACAAGTCATTAATTGGCTTGTTTTTTTTATACAATTTTTTAGGAGGGTAAAACCTATGGCAATTAAACAAGGTACTGATGAATTAGTCTTAATCCGTAAAGCCGGAGACCGTAAAGATGCAAATAAAGTAATGTGGGTAACAGAATTAGAACGTGAAACTGAAAAAGACAGAGATACAGAAGCTACTGTAGATGGTCCTGTTAACTCTGGAGGTACATTAGAGTCAACAGTTACGATTAACTGCTACATGAACCAAGACGACACGTTATGTGATGAAATTGAAGATGCTACCGAAGAAGATACCCCTTATGAATTATGGGTTATCAATAAAAAAGTTAAAAACAAAGATGGAAAATATAAAGCAGAATATCGTCAAGGATACTGGAATAGTATTGACCGTACTAACGACGCTGAAGATATCGCAGAATTTGAAACTGAATTTGGTGTATATCTTAGAAAAGTTCGTGGTTGGGCAACATTACCAGAACAAATCGAGAAAAACAAAGCTGCTTATGGCTTCCACGATACTGTTGCTGCAGATCCAGCTGACGATGGCCTTGTGTCAGAAATCCCGCAACCTAACGAACCAAGTACAGCAGAAACTGTATAACATCGAGGGCTTGATGCCCTCTTTTTCTTTTTTTTGACTAAATTTAAAGTGAGGTTATTAATAATATGGAAATCAAATTTAACGGTAAAACAATTGAACTATCATTCGGATTAAAGTTTTTAAACATCATTGATAAAGAAATGGGCATGGAAGCAGAACAAGTTAACTTTGGTAAAGGTACAGAAATGTTAGTACCTGCACTAGAAAGCCACAGTGTAGTAGATGTCGCTAAAGTTATTAAAGCTGCAACTGCACAAGAAAAAGGAGCACCTAAAACTGAAGAAGATTTAGAAGCTGTTGTTGAAGATGTTATTGAAAATACAGGACTTGAAGAATTTTGTAACGAAGTCATCGAGGAACTGGGAAAGCGTGTTTTAACCCAAAACCTCGTTCCGAAAAAATACAAAAAGAACAGCAAGAAGTAGACGAAGAAGAAATATTAACGTTTGATCGTATAGTTATCTTGTGTATGAGCAAACTAAAAATTTATGACTTAGATGTTATTGAACAAATGACACTTAGAGAATTCAATTATCGTATGTATGCACTAGAGTATGAGCAACTAGATAAAGATATGGATATGTACAAACTCGCTTTTGCTATTAGAGACGCAGCTGCAGAGAAGAAGAAACGTGGTGGTAAAAAAGGCGAGACAGAATATCGTTTCAAAAGTGCAGACGATATCATGCATTATCAAGAGAACATTAAACGATTAGACAGAGGCGAACCTGTGAAGTTCGCTTCTGAAAGCAAATTTGAGGAGAATATGCCTCCTAAAAATTTACTTCAACAAATTGCAGAACTTAATAAATAAGGAGGTGGGAACACGTGGCAGAAGCTAACTATAGTATAAAAGCGACGATTGAAGCTAACGCAAAAAAGTTCAAAAGTGCTATACAAGCAGCTAAAAACACAGCAGAGCGTTTTAAAGGTACTATGGATAAAATCAAAGATAATGAAATTGATGCAGATGCATCAGGTGTAACTAGCGCAGTAAACAAAGCTAAAAAAGAAATAGAATCATTTAATAACACTCGTGCAGAAGCTGACCTTGATATAGATATTGACGAAGTTAAAAGCAAAGTACAAATAGCTGAAGAATATGTACGCAAATTCGATGCTTACAGAGGCGACGCAGAGTTAGACGCTAATGTAGCAAGCGCGAAAGCTAATATTGAAGAAGCACAAGCATATTTAGAACGTTTCGACGGATCAAATGCTAATGCACATGCTGATGTTGACGCAAGAAGAGCTATATCAACGTTATCTAAGCTACAGATTGATTTAGATATGTTTGACGGAAATTCTTATAGTGCTCATTTAGATGCAGACGCAACTAAAGCACGTGTCGCTATAGCAGAAGCTAAAAAGTCGCTTAATAGCTTTGCGAGACAAAAAGCAAAAGCTACAGTCGAAGTTAACGAAGGCGCTGCTGTATCTAAGATTTTAGCCCTTAAAGCAATGTTACGTTCAATTCCTAACCGAATACACACTAGGATAGATGTTGATTCAGATAAAGCGCAAGGCGCATTTAGAGCAATGGTAGCTGGTATTGATAGTTCTATGAACTCATGGAACGCTTTAGCTACACGTATCAGAACAATTGGTACCGTAATTTCTAACATGATAAAGGGTTCTTTAATTTCCAATATAACGTTGGTAGTTCCTATCATTGCTTCGATGGTTCCTGCATTATTTGCTGTTCTTAACGCTATCGGGGTTGTAGCTGGTGGAGCTGCAGGATTAGCAGCTGCATTTGGTGTTGCTGCAGGTGGAGTTATGGGATTTGGAGTTATGGCTGCAAGTGCTATTAAAATGCTTAACGATGGAACTCTACAAGCTACAGCTGAAACGAAAAAGTACGAAAGCGCCTTACAAGGTGTTCAAGATGCTTGGCAAGGTATTATAGAGAAAAATCAAAGTCAAATCTTTAACACAATGGCTAATGGTTTAAACATGATTAAAGTGGCATTATCAGGTTTGTCTCCTTTCATTAGCGGCGTGTCAAAAGGAATGGAACAAGCGAGTGCTAAAATGCTTGATTGGGCTAAAAACTCTCAAGTAGCACAACAGTTTTTCGAAATGATGGGTACAACAGGTGTAAGAATATTCAACAACATGCTAAGTGCAGCAGGTAATTTTGGTAGTGGTGTAGTAAGTGTTCTCACACAACTAGCGCCACTCGCAGATTGGGCTGCAGCTGGATTTAAACGAATGGGACAAGCTTTTAATTCTTGGGCGCAGTCATCGGCTGGACAAGAAGCTATTAGATCCTTTGTTGAATATACTAAACAGAACTTACCGTTAATCGGACAAATATTTGGAAATACCTTCAAGGGTATTTTTAACCTTATGAAAGCATTCGCGCCGAATACACACTCTATATTAGAATCTCTAGCGCAAATGTCTGAAAAATTCGCATCATGGAGTGCTACAGTAGCACAATCAGATGGATTTAAGAAATTTATGGATTATATCAACACGAATGGCCCTAAATTAATATCTCTACTAGGTAATATAATCCAAATCATTATAAATGTTGGTACTGCAATGGCACCACTAGCTGCAGCAGTTTTAGATGTTGCTATTGCGATTACAGATTTTATTGCTAAATTAACTGAAGCACATCCTGCTATTGGAATGTTATTGGGATTAATTGCTACATTAGCCGGTGTATTCATGACACTAGGTCCACCTATTTTAGGAGTTATAGACTTTATAGGAACATTTATCAAAGTGTTTACAGGTGCCGGAACAGTTATAGAAGCATTAATGTCTGTAGCTTCGGCATTGGCTCCAGTATTTGAAGCTATTGGTGTTGCTATTGCAGCGATAGATGCACCAATACTATTAATCATAGCAGGAGTAGCAGCATTAATAGCTATATTCGTTGCTTTATGGAACTCATCATCAGTATTACGTAATGCCTTAATAGGTGCGTGGAATGCCATTAAAAGTGCTGTTGGAGCAGCGATACAAGCAGTTATTGGCTTCTTAGGAGATTTATTATCTCAAGCGCAATCCATTATGGGACCCCTTGTACCTATATTTAAAAATGCTTGGGATACAATCGTGCAAATTGTTGAAACAGCAGTTAAGTTAATCTCTCCAATTGTTTCGCAAGGTTTCCAAGCATTAGTTGCTGTTGTAAGTACGGTTTGGACTGTAATATCTACAGTTATTAAAGTTGCTTTTGATGTGATCATTGGAATTATTACTGTAGCTTTACAGATACTTAGTGGCGACTGGTCGGGTGCTTGGCAAACAATATTAAAAGTTGGGCAAACAATTTGGCAAAACATTGTTTCTGCAGCTCAAGCTATATGGGATATTTGGAGTAAATATCTACAACAAACTTGGCAAAATGCAGTCAACTTCTTTAGTACAATATTTGGCGCATTAGTTGGTATTGCAACTTCAATTTGGAATTCAATTGTTAATGCTATTATTTCTGTAGTTACCGGCTTAGGTACATTCCTTGCTAACATATGGAACGGAATTGTTACTTTAGCGCAAATACAATGGTCAATATTAGTTACAGTTGCACAGACGGTTTGGACAGCCATTGTCACAGTAATAACTACAATAATTTCAACTTTAGTTACAATTGTTACTACGGTTTGGACTGCAATTGTTACAGTTACACAAACTATTTGGACAGTTCTTGTTACTATTGCTCAAACAATTTGGACTGCGATTTCAACTATTATTATGACTATTGTTAATATCATCGTTACTATCGTTACAACAGCTTGGACAACGATTTCTACTGTAACATCTACTATATTTGGTGTTATTTCTACCATAGCATCTACTATATGGAATGCTATCAAAGGAGTTATACAAGGTGTAGTTACAATTATCGTTGGTATCGTCAGTGGAAGTTGGGCTAGATTAAGCGCTATTACAAGTTCTATTATGACTTCAATTTCTTCTTTAATAAATTCTTTATGGAATTTAATTAAAAGTACAATTATAAACGCTGTAATGGGTGCTGTTCATGCAGCAGTAAGCGGATTTATGAATATGCTTAGTTCTATAGGTTCAGCTATGCGCGGTATTGTTAACGCAGTCATTAATGGTATGCGTAATGTTGTGAATAATGTTAGAAATGGTGTGACTAATGCAGTGAATGCTGTCAAAAACTTTGTAGGACAATTCGCTAGTGCCGGAATGGATTTAATGCGTGGTTTAGTTGATGGAATAAAACGTGGTATTTCATGGGTGGTTAATGCGGCTAAGAATGTAGCACAAAGTGCAGTAAATGCAGCGAAAAGCGTCTTGGGTATTCATTCACCATCAAGAGTATTTAAAGAAATTGGTGGATATACAATGCAAGGTTTCGGAATTGGTATAAACAACGAAGGAAGAAATGTTGTTTCCGGAATGGGATCTATGGCTAAGTCTATAACAGATGCTTTCAACCCTCAACTTAATATACCTAATATACAAAGAGACATCAAAAATGCTAGTGCATCAGCCAATGCACAAGTTACACATACTCATGAATATAAAACAAACCCATCAAAACGTTTTGTAACTGTAAAAATGGATATTAACAACGACGCTTTAACTTATATTGTCAACGGACAAAATGCAGATAGAGATGCAACATTCACATTCTAGGAGGTCAGGCAATGGATTTAGAAATTAAACAAAAAGATGGAAATAAATATAAGTTGTCTGACTTCGGTTTTCGAGTGAAAGATATTGTCATCGAAAGTCCGGAGATTGAAGATAACTACGAAACAAAAGAAAATACAAGCGGTCGTATGTTACTTAGCAGTCAGTATCGTAAAAGAAAAATTACGGTACCCTGCTATGTAGTTAGTACGAAACTTAATGATATACCAAGATTAAGAGATAAATTTTATGATTTGACTGTTAACACCGAACCTGTTTGGATAAGAGAACTTAGATACGCAGAAGAACATAACTATAAATTTTTGCAACCTACTGAAGAAGATTATCAATCATATGACAAATACGGTTATCCAATATTTCATCATAATATGATGAATGATAATTTTTACACTAGTGGTAAACAGTATCAGGTTAAATGCTCATCGGTTATAACTCCAGAAAACAAGGGCAAAGTTATTAATTTCGATCTAGTCTTTGAAACGATTGAGATACCATTTGCCGAAAGTATAGGAACTTCATTGGACTTAGAAAACAAGCCTAATAAAGCGCTGTGGTCTAATGACATGCTAGTTCCGTTTGACGAAGAAAGTGACAAGAGAACTTATACTTTTACTAACTGTTGGAATAATAGTGTTTATTATCACGGAAATGTTCCTAATAATGAGTTTAAACTTTATAAAAAAGTAACAATCGTTCTAGGTAAAAGCGTAAGTAGTAAAGAAAACTTTCAGTTTACATTAGGGAAATCGGATTATATGAAAATTAGCAACATAAACCTTAAAAAAGGCGACAAAATTGTATATGATGGCGTTCAAACATGGCGTAATGGCACCCCAATCAATCATCGTTGTTCTAATGCACAACCTAAGTTTTATCCTGGTTGGAATGACTTTAGTTTTAACCAACAAATCAAATCTGTAACGTTCGATATGAAATTTTATTATAAGTAGGTGGTTATTAAATGCCAGTATTATTTAGCCCGATAAGAGGTATAGGAGAGCCAGTCTATGTTACTACAACTACCACATCTAAATTAGGTTCTGAAACAGTTGTACAGTGTAAATTACTTGAAGATAAATATAACTATAACGTTATACGTGGGATTGATAAGCGTTGGTCGTTAACACAACTTACTGGACCTAACGACAAAAGAGAATATGTTGCTTATATAATCGATAGAAAAACTCACGGTAGAAATCAAGAAGTTACTGTAACACTTAGAGAAAAGCCAATAGATATCATTAAGAGAAAAAGAGTATATGACAAAATAGACGGGCCACATAAACCACCAGACTTTTTTGAGAAAATATTCAAAGGTACTGGTCTTAAATACAAAGTGCCTAGTAATTTATTTGTATCTGAAATTAAAGACTCTGGCGAGGGAGAAAGCGTCGAAGATTTACTAAAAAAAGGTTTAGAGGCATGGGACTTAGAATTTGATATACATCATGATTACAAAACAAACACATATACTTTTGAATTTACGCCATATTTAGAAAAAAGAGCAACTTATCATATAGATGATGAAATTAACGCAAATAATATGAAATTAGAAGAAGATAGTGGTCAAATGTATACCTATGTTAAAGGGTACGGTTCATATACAGACGAAGAAGGCTTAGATGGTGCAGGTCTTATAGTAGAATTTGAACATCCTAATATGAAAGATTACGGACGTTTTGATGCACCACCAGTTAAAGATGGTTCTATTACTGATCCAGATATTATGCGTGCTAGATTACAATCAGTTATTAATTCATCTATAAAGCGCTCTTTAACTTTAGACTTTATAGCATTGCGAAATCATTATCCTAATGCCGTTCCGAGAGTTGCAGATATTGTTAAAGTTAAACATTCAATATTAGGTATCAATGAATTCATGAGAATTGTCGAAGTCAAAACCATTAGAGATGCAGAAAACAATATAGTGAAACAAGATGTGACATTAGGCGACTTCAATAGACACAATCGCTACTTAGAGCGTATTAGTCAAGCAGCACAAGTAGTAGGAGGTTTAGGTGGCGGTTTTGCAAATTCATATCGTACCACATACGCCAAAGCTAATGCTGCTATCACTTCTACACGAAAGTCTATTGACTCTAATAAAGCATTACACGGCAATGAGAATGGAATTAGAGCAATTGTAGAAAAAGATCACATACTCGAATATAACAGGAACGGAAAATTCCGAGTGTCTCATGACCGAGGTAAAACATGGCAGGTCATTGCGAGTGCTAAAAGTGGATTTAATAAGTATGTGATACCTAAAGCAACTGATAAAGTATCTGGCTTAATGAGTAATAGTGATAAAAAGAAAGTAGATAGACTCCATTACAATCGACTTAAAATGCAAGGCGAAAACGGCAAATATTATAACATTACGATAGATAAAGACGGAAAACTACAAGTTAAGGAGGCGTAGCAATGCGTAAAACAATATATACCAAGCTAGATACTTTATTTAGTTCACGGTATGTGAGAGAAAATGAGCTAAACTACATTGCTATACGAGACATGCTAACTAATATTGAAGAAATATTAGTAAAGCATGGTAAAACCGAAAAGCAAGCTCATAACGCTGAACAAATTGTATATAGATTGCCTACTGGTCCTAATGTTACTGTAGGACAAGAATTAGGATATCAAAGTAAACGTATTAGAAATTTAGTATTAGGAACAATTGGTAATGGTCTACAAGAAGTGAGAGACAGTCGTACATCAATTGACGCTCAAAACTTCCCTATACTTTCAGAAAGATTAAGACATGACTTTACTAGAATAGACGAAAAAATAGACAAAGAACTAAATGTGGCTGATGACGCTACTTATCTATTTACTCCTCCATTTATTGCTAGTGCAGAACAAGGTGTTAATGAAACACCTAATAATAACGATCCCGATGACAATAGAAAAGTGTTTTATGACAAATTTGTTGACAACAAGTATGTTACGAAAAAATATGTAGGTAAAGACCAAAGTAACAAGTACAATGTTTATGCTTATGATTTCAAACCTCAAAACTATACAAAAACTTTACTCATCACATCATGTATACACGGGAATGAATACAGTGCATTTTATGCTTTAAGTCGCTTTATGGATTTAGTTGTCAACGAATGGAACAAGTATTCTCAACTCGCTTATATACGTAAAAACGTGCGTATTGTCATGGTTCCTATCGTAAATCCATGGGGGTTTGCTAATCAAGAACGTGAAAATGTAAATAATGTCGATTTAAACCGTAATTTTGATTACTATTGGTCAAATGGTAGTGGTACACGTTCCACTGGTAAAAACTATAAAGGTTCAAAACCTTTTAGCGAGAGAGAAAGTAGAAACATGAAAGCGTTAGTAGAAGGCTTAGGAGATATTACAGCTCACGTCGATTGTCATAACATCATTTCTCAAGTGAGTGACTATTGTTTATTCTATCCACGTTTTGCAAATCAACCTAACAATGTGATGACTGAGATGCTTTCAGAAATGTCAGATCATGGAGATTATGTAACTTGGGGTTCAAGCACCTTAGCCTCATTTAGTAACTGGGTAGGTATTAAGCATGGTACAACTTCTTTCTTGCCTGAAGTGTACGAAGGTAGAGCTGGAAAACCTAGAGGCGCTCAAGAGATGTGGCGTTCAGTTTATTACTTAGGAAATATCATCTCCAAATTATCAAAACTAGACACTAACAAAGAAGGTAGAATTGCAAATCAACCTATTGTTAAGTCTTTAGTTTATAGTAGTAGATTTGATAAAAAAGATACTAAACCTTTTTCACTTATCGCTAAAAAAGATTATCAACGTATGTTAATGACACAACAACGTTTCCAAGTTACAGCTAATGGTTTCGTAGAGTTAAATGGTTCTATTACTGTAGAAGTTGATAGAGATACAACGATAGCTGTAGCACCTTATGTAGTACAAAACTATCACCCGTACAGCGGTAATGGAAAAAGTAGAAAACGTCACTTATACAGAGTGAGAATGCCAGTTAAAAAAGGTTGGCATACTATTCCGCTGCATGCAATCGCTCCTGTTCAATATTCAACAACGAGTCCAGACAACGTACACAGATCAAACGAAGTTATGGGTGTTGTTGATATATTAAGAACTAAAGGCGTTGCAAAAGTTAGAAACTTAATTATCAACCTTACTTTTACACCTTCGCATTCACACACAGCAGTTCAAATTCTTAAATCTGGTGGGTATGGTAACCAAAAAGAGAAAACATTCCATCAAGTTTATCCTAATAAACCGAGCGCATATACTAAGACAAACAAAATTATTCATAAAACTAAAAAGAAAAAATAAGGAGGCTTCATAATGGACGGATTTTATAAAGAAGCTAGAATTACTACTGTTGATGAACCTTACTTAAAGCCAATATCTGATGAAGGTATTGGCTTTTATAATATGGATATAAATACTGCGGTATTAACTTTTCAAGTGCGTAGAGAAATAAACGGGGAAAGTTATCCCCTAGAGATTAGCGAAGCTAACACTGAGATAACAGCTTATTTTGTTTCCGATAACGGTTCTTCAACCGGAAGGGTTAAAGTTGAATATGTTAATCCTATGAAAGGCATTATACGTTTAACTTTAGACAGTAATTTCCTGAAGGCTTCTACTGACACTCATGTGACTGGTCAAATTTATATCAAAGCAGTTGGTCGTAAAGATACAGTTGTACTTAACGAGTTTCGCTTTTACGTAAAAGATGCATTAATTAACCAAATAGATGCTGATATTAAAATCAGATATATTAGAGAGATTGACGATCTTGTTGATTTAGTGAAAGACAGAATTGATACTGTATCAAAAGAATTAGAAAACGTTCAAAATGCTGAAGAAGAATTCATGAATTTTGTAAATACTCAAAAGTCAGAATTTGTTAAACAAGTTAAAGATTTGCGGGAACAAATGGAAGGTTTCGCAAAACAAACCGAAACAGAGTTAACAGACTATCTAAATAATATTAACGATAAAATTTTAGAGGTCAACGAACGACTAAATTCGGCAACTGAAGGAGTTATAACAGAGGAAAACTTAGACGAGCACCTTATCAACTACGCTAAAAAAGATGAAGTTAATCAGCAGTTATCTAAGAAGGCAAACGAAGATGAATTTAAGACACTTTCTGATGGTTTAGATGAATTAATACAAAACAAAGTTAATGAAGCTATAAAGAGTGCCACAGGTCAATTATCAGCACTTACAGAAGCCGAAGGTTTTGCTATTAGGTTAGATAATGTTGATTTATCTACTATGAGCAAAATTGATAAAACTGGTTTTTACTACCTTTACAACCCTACAAATTCTCCTGATCCTGATAATCAAAGCGGTTACGCTATTGTGATATCACGAAGCGAAACATACAAAAAAGTGTTGTTCATGCCATATAACAGACACAGAATATATTCTCGCAACATGATGGGTGAAACGACAAGATGGGGTTCTTGGTACGATGCTACTAAAGGAGTAGTAATACCTGGTTCAGACCCTGTTGTATAGGAGGTATTTTATAATGAAAAATAATTCAATCACTTACTCATTATCATTTTTGATGATTTTAGGATTTGGAGCATTGATGTTTGAACGTGGTTTTTTCTGGACAAGAGAACAGGCGTCAATCATTAGAGATAGTGATTTCTATTTAGCTTTACATCATATAATGCCTATTTGGATATGGGGAGTCCTTGCGATGATTTTTAGTGCTTTTATTATAATTGCCCCATTCTTTTTACCTACACAAAAGTTAAATAATACTTTCAACTATCTTATTTGTATTGGGGGTTGGGGTAATGCTTGCTTTTACTTTTTAATGACATCCGCTAGTATGTTTCATGCTATTAATTGGCTTTCTCCTTTGCAATTCTCTACCTTTACAATGATCTGTGGCATTTTAGGGTTCTACGGAGGTGTAGAAATTGTCTCAAGAAGAAGATAAATATGTATTACGTACAGAATGGATAAAGAATACAGGTAAAATTTATGAAAAAATCAACGAAAATGATAGAAAACACATTGAGGCATACAGCACACTAGATAAAAGGCTCGAAAAACAAACAGGATTACAAGAAAAGCAGTTTGAGTCGCAAGAACGATTAGAAAAACATTTAGAAAAAATTAGCAGCGTCATAGAAAAAGTGGGCTCAGAATTTACAGATGTAAAATATACTGTTAAATCACATGAAGCTCAATTAGAAAACATCAATAAATCAATTTCCGACAAACAAAAAGGAAATGTACAAGTTTTTGTTGCGTTAATTAGTGGTGGTTGTGCAATTATTGCAGCAGCATTCGGTTTAGCCTCCGTAATATTTTAAGCTGACACTTCGGTGTTGGCTTTTTATTTTGATTGAAGAAAGTAGGTGTGTAAATGGCTATACTACCTAAAAGCGGAAAACCAACAGCCTCGCAAGTTGTAGATTGGGCTAAATGGATGGCTAAAAATCATAAAGGTGTCGACATTGACGGTAGGTATGGGTTAAAGATAGCTCATGTAAAATAACGTGAATTGCTGGGAAACCCTTAGAACCTTAATAACTACAACGTAATCGGTAACGGTAAGCGTGATAGTTCAAAAATATTAAGGATTGGGTAATCAGCAGCGAAGCCTCTATGGTAACAGTAGAGGAACGTTCAACGACTAAGTGCTTGTAATTACAAGACAGTGCGTTAAATTTTCTTTTGTGATATAATAGTTTTGATGATTGATAAGGAGGCTACAAATGGATATTGTAGGTAAAACATTTAATCATTTAACTATTGTTGAATATGCTGGAAAAAACAAACATAAGAAAAAACTTTATAAATGCAAATGTAATAACTGTGGTAACGAAAAGGTTATGATTGGTACAGAAGTAAAAAACGGTTACTCTAAAAGTTGCGGTTGCTTAACGAAACAAAATTTAAAAAGAAAGCACGGAATGACAGGGACACCGATATACAAAAAATGGAAAACTATTAAAGGAAGATGTTTTAACCCTAATGCATCAAACTATAAGTGGTACGGAGAAAGAGGTATCACGATGTGTAAAGAATGGAAAAACGACTTCTCTAAATTTTATGAAGATGTCGGAGATATTCCGTTTGAAGGTGCAGAGCTAGATAGGATTGATAATAATGGTAATTATGAACCTAATAATGTGCGTTGGGTAGACCATAGAACTAATTCTAATAATAGAAGAAAATATCATAACAAAACAGGTTATACAGGTGTTACTTACAAACCTGAATTAAATAAATACCAAGCACAGTTATACAAAAATAAAGAATTTATTTACTTAGGTGTTTTCGAAACAGCTGAAGAAGCTTATAAAGCATATTTAAAAGCAAAAGAAAATTAAGATATAGTCTAGTCTCATGTGAAAGCATGAGGCTCTTTTTATAGAGCGATTTAACGTTATACAAGCGTATTAAGAAATTGATACAGGGAAAGGCGTTAAATTAAATACAAACGTTCAATGTTGGGATTTGCCTAACTATATATTCCAACGTTATTGGCATTTCAGAACGTGGGGCAATGCCAACGCTATGGCTAACCGTAGTCAATATCCTAATAGATCATGGAAAATTTATAGAAATACATCTAGTTTCATTCCTAAGCCTGGGGATATAGCTGTATGGACATATGGTTGGGCTGGACATACTGCAATAGTTGTTGGCCCTAGTGACAAATCACACTTTAAATGCGTGGATCAAAACTGGGTGGGATCAAACCAATGGAGTGGTTCGAGAGCAGCGTTTGTTAATCATAACTACAACGGTAATGGCGGAAACATTTATTTTGTTAGACCACCTTATAAAGCTGAGAAAAACCCTCCTAAACCAAGCGGTGGTTCTGACACTTCAAGCGCCACAACAACAGATAATAATAAAACAGTAACGATTAAGAAGAAACAAACACATATTAATTTCACTATAGATGATGGTGAACCAACTTATCCTGAATTTATCCCGCACGATATTGTTCAAGGTAAAGATAGAGGTCATAACCCTAAGAAAGTGACTATAAGAAACGCAAATACAATGTGTTCAGTTCTTGACCTATACTTTGATAGAGAAAAATATCTTACTGATAAAGAGTATCCTCACTATTTCGTAGATAGAAACCATATATGGCAGCCTAGATTAGAAATGTACGAAGTACCTAGTCACCCTAATAATATCGTTATTGAAGTGTGTCAAGATTTATCAGCAAGTAAAGATGATTTTATTGTCAACGAGATACACACAATGCTACAAGCAGTGTTCAGAATGAAATATCAAGGTATACCAGTTAAGCCATCTTCTATTGAAGTTGACACATCTAATATTTGGCGAAGCGTATACGAGCATGGAGATTGGGATATATCACTCAATGGATTGCCGCCTAAGAAAAACATAGACAAAACAATCAATGGATTACTATATCTATATAAAAACAGTAAGAAGTTACTTTCTGAAATTCCTAAAGATAAAGTTAAGACTAAAACTATTAAAGTTACAGTTCCAGCATCTAGTGTTAATAAGAATACAACTACAACAACAAACAAAAAAGGAAGCAAAGCGCCTACTGTGGTTGTTTCAAGAAGTGCTTATTCATTCAAGAGAGCGGTAGCTATCCAAATGACTAAATCCCCTAAAATAAACTACGGTAACGGGTGGTATGGTGCAAGTTACTCGGCAACACTTAACGCTATGAATTCGCTTAAGATTTGGAATAGTAAAACTCAAAAATATCAAATGCTTAATCTTGGTAAATATCAAGGTGTATCAGTTTCAGCACTTAATAAGATATTGCGCGGTAAAGGTTCTTTATCCGGTCAAGGTAAAGCAGTTGCTTATGCTTGTAAGAAGTATAACCTTAATGAAATATACTTAATTGCACATGCCTTCCTTGAGAGTGGTTATGGTACATCTTACTTCTCAAGTGGTCGTGCTGGTGTTTATAACTACTTCGGCATAGGCGCATATGACTACAACCCTAATTATGCAATTACTTACGCTAGAAATAGAGGGTGGACTACTCCCGCTAAAGGTATTATTGGTGGCGCTAAGTTTGTAAGACAAGGTTATATTAGCAAAGGTCAAAACACTTTATACCGTATGCGTTGGAACCCTCGTCATCCAGGTAATCATCAATATGCGACTGATGTACGTTGGGCACAAGTTCAAGCGACAACTATCAAAAATCTATATGACAAAATCGGTATAAAAGGTGTCTATTTCATTAGAGATAGATATAAATAGGGATAAGGCTGACAGCTCTTATCCCTAAATTTATTATTGGAGAGGTGTTTTTATGGAAACATACAAAACCGGTACAGTTAATACTATCATCAATGAAAATGGCGTTGATTTAGGCAGTATAAACGTTAATCTGTACACAATGGATAACAAGACATCTGTTATTGATATCCATGTTAAGAAAAAGAACATTATTAATGAAAATCAAGAATACATCTCCGTGAATTTCAATCAGACGAAATTCGAACCTGTATTACATGTTTTTGCACAAGATGGTTCTATATTCACTAATGAGCCATTAGAAATAGTTAAAGCTGAAGAAGGCTTTGTAAGATATATTATTCCTGAATATATCACTAAACATGTAGGGCAAATGCAATGTAAATTATTCTTAGAAAATCCTGAAAATAACGATAGCACACATGTTGCTAACTTTTATTTTACTGTTAACGACAGCGGTATAACTAAAAGCGTAGGAAAAGAAATACGTGTGGAATTACTAGATGATATCGTAGAAAAAGTAATGAAAGACAATGTAGATATCTTCAAAGGACCTAAAGGAGATACTGGAGAACAAGGTCCAGCAGGACAAGACGGTAAAGATGGTAAAAATGGCATTAATGGTATCGATGGTATAAATGGTAATCCAGGTCCTCAAGGTCCACCAGGACGAGATGGAAAAGATGGAGTTGACGGACAAGATGGTTCAGACGGAAAGTCATTTGACTTTGAAAGTCTTACAGAAGAACAAAAAGCTGAAATTACACCTAAACTACCTGACTTTAGTAATTGGCAGCAATATCAATTTACAAATACTGACGGAACTAGAAAATGGCTTGGCACTTTGGCTCAACCTATAGAAACACTTGAACCTGGATTATATGAATGTTCTATACCAAGCGACTATAAATCTGTAAATGCCCCTGCTGATCCAAATGGTGCGGGGTATATTGCTGAAATAAATGTTACAAATGGGCAGAGTGGAAGAAAGCATATTATTCTTATCCAAAATTATCAAAATTATATTTGGTCTAAAACAATTCACACAGACGGTAACGACAGGGGCTGGATTGTTCTTAACCCACAAAGTCAAAAATACAGACTGACAAACGATGATGGGACTAACTTTTTTGAAGGATATACAACAATAAATTTAAACAATGAAGATGAAATTAAAAAGATACCTTCAGGAATACGTTATATAAGCAGAACGACTGGTTTACCAACTGACGTAAGTTCTACCAATGGTTGGCTTTTTAAATTAGTTCGTTCAGACTCTCAACTATCTACAATATATTTCCAACCTTATAATTCTAGTCAATTATTACAAAGAGTAACTTATAACGGTTTGTCAGAATGGCGTTATATAAATCAAGCGTCTACAGATACAGGTTGGGTTACTTTGCCTTTAGTTAATGGCGCGACACCAGATGTATATAGCGACACTTATTTGCCAGTTTCTTATAGAGTTAGAAAAACAGGAGATAATAAAACAGTTCAAATCATAGGTAATATCAAAAAGTTATCAACTGGCTTAGTGTTCGCTCAACTGCCTTCTAACATCACACCAGTCAGAAATATCGAATATAAATTAAATCAAAGAATAGGAACAAGCAGTGCGCTAGCATATTTGGCAAGTGATGGAACAATGAAAGTTGTAGGTGCTGTTGAAGCAGATAGTACTTATATGATTAATGTCACATACATGGTTTAGGAGGACGAAAAATGATACAAATCTTTAGAAAAAGAGATGGTAAACCATTTCTTATAGATGAAAATAAAGAAGGTTACGACAAAGATTTATATACAGATATTATGCCACCAAGCAATTTATATTTGCCGGTTAAATTTGAAGGTGGCGAATGGGTTGGTACACCATATGAGGAATGGAAAAAACAACAAATTGAAGAACCACCCAAGAAAGACGATGAAACTCACAAGGACCAAATAATAGCTGATTTATCACTCGAATTATTAAAAACGCAAGAAGAATTAAAAGATGTTCGTAAGGATATATCAGATTTAACCATTCAATTGTTAGGAGGAACTACTAATGCATGATATCGGAGTTAAATATTATAAAATGGGATATTACACAAACGAACAGTTTGCTTTATTTGTTAAAAGAGGATTTGTAACGCCAGAAGAATATTTCGGATTAACTGGTGTTGAATATGATCCAAAAAATGCACATGCATAACTAATTCACCGGACTTTTTAGTCCGGTTTTTTATTGGAGGTAAAACATGCTAATAAATGTACTTAATTTAAATGACTCACAAGACGGCAATCGCATTAAACAAGGTGACCTATCACATATGCGCTATATCTTATCTGACACTAACAACGATGATTTAAAACTTGACGGATTATCTGCAAAAGTATTCCTCGCTGATAGTACAGGTGTTAAATATATCTACGATACTACAGTTAGGAAATATGACAATTCCTATGTGTGCGATGTTGTAATCAATCAGATTATCCCTGCAAACACGTATTCGTTAGAAATATGGGTGGATAACAAGTATGTATTCCCGTCTGACAATAAAGCAAAAATTCAAGTGACAGAGAGTGTGATTGGTAGACAATTGATCAATACACAAAACCATGACTTATGGCAAGAAATGATTGAATATGGTGTAAAAAATGGATTAATTAAGAATCAAACTGAAAGCGAAGAAAATTTTGTCATTGGAGAAAACGCACCGACTGACACAACTAAAATTTGGATTGACACTACTGGAGGTAATGAATAATGAAAGCTATACCTAAAATTTTCGACAAAGAAAAAGGACAATGGATTGAATTAATGGCTAAACCTATAGCAGATGAAGTAGTTAAAATTATGAAAGAAGATTGGCTATCTAATAAAAAGACGATTGATTACTGGTTATTAAGTTATAAAGAACAAAGTATGGGAGAGCCTGTTCAAATTGCTATATTTACAGATGGGAACGAAGTAGATGGAACATTAAAAAGTGACTTAGAGTGGATGTTTAATGGTTATGTATCTGAATTACAAAATAAAAAACTCTTTAATCTACAAGATTTTCTAAACTATTGTTACAGCACTAAAACAGAGTTGCCTAAACAATTTAAAGTAAGTGCTACTGTAAATTTTGACGAAGTAGATGAGCCTGTTGAAATACAGGAAATAAATAGCATTACTGCAAATGTTAATGTTTTAGGTATATTAGATGAAACTTCCAAAGGCTCTATAGAGGTTAAATACATCTATAACGACCACCCTATCGAAGATAAAAAGTTAATAAAAAAAAATAAATAAACTCAAGTCAACGCTTTGCGTTGGCTTTTTATTTTAACTAAAAGGAGCATAAATAAATGAAAGCAAAAGTAATAACTAGATATGCGGTATTAGTTTTAGCATTAATCAATCAGTTTTTAGCAAACAAAGGTATTAGTCCGATTCCAGTAGATGAAGAAACAATTTCGTCTATCATCTTAACTGTCATCGCTTTATATACAACGTATAAAGACAATCCAACTACGAAAGAAGGGCGTTGGGCTAATCAAAAACTTAAAAAGTACAAAGCAGAAAAGAAATATCGTAACGCAACAGGTCAAGCACCAGTTACAAACGAAAACGTAGAACCTACGAATTTAGACGAATTAGGGTAGGTGGCACATATGTTAATGACTAAATCTCAAGCGGAAAAATGGCTTGATAATTCAGAAGGTAAACAATATAACTTTGACAATTATGCAGGTTTTCAGTGTTACGATTACGCAAATGCATTTTTTAATGCAGTCACAGGTGCTAGATTAACAGGTTTATATGCGAAAAACATACCATTTGATAATGAAAAGGTAATAAGCAAATATGCAAAAGTGATTAAAAACTATGATTCTTTCTTACCTCGAAAAACTGATATAGCAGTGTTTAACGGTGGCTATGGCGGTGGTGCTGGTCACGTTGCACCAGTAACGCGAGCAACACTCACACAATTTGAAGTGTTAGAGCAAAATTGGAACGGACAAGGTTGGACAAATGGTGTAGCATCTCCGGGCTGGGGTCCCGAAAGAGTAACAAGACGTTGGCACTATTATGATGATCCTATGTACTTTATTCGATTTGAATTCCCAAGTAATATCAATGCAGGTAAGAAAGCAAAAAAAATTATCAAGAACGCAGTATCTAAAAATGAGAAAGCAAAAGCTAAAATTAAACCTAAGAAAATTATGATTGTTGCAGGCCACGGATATAGTGATCCAGGAGCGGTTGGAAATGGTACAAACGAACGCTATTTCATTCGTAAAAACATCACACCTCATGTTGCGAGTTATTTACGACAATCAGGCCACGAAGTAGCTTTATATGGTGGTACTAAACAGTCGCAAGATATGTATCAAGATACTGCTTACGGTCAGAATGTAGGTAATAGGTCAGATTACGGTATGTATTGGGTTAAAAAACAAAAATACGATATTATAGCAGAATTCCATTTGGACGCAGCAGGTGCGTCTGCGTCGGGCGGTCATGTTATCATCTCTAGTGCGTTCAGTGCAGATAGAATTGATAAAGACATACAAAAAGTGATTAAAGATAATGTAGGTCAGATCAGAGACATCACACCAAGAAACGACTTACTAAACGCTAATGTTTCGGCAGAAATCAACATGAATTATCGTTTAACTGAATTAGGTTTTATCACTAACAAAGCTGATATGGATTGGATTAAGAAAAATAGTAAAAAGTATGCTAAGTTGATAGCTGGAGCGATTCACGGTAAGCCTATCGGTGGTGTGGTCGCTAGTAGTAAGAAACCTAAATCGAAAGATGAAAAGAAACCAGTTGTACCAAATGGTTATGTGTTAGATAAGAATGGTATACCTTACAAAAAAGAGAGTGGCAAATATACAGTTACGACTGTTAAAGGTAATAACGTAAGAACATCATACAATACGACTGCAACAATTACAGGTGTATTACCGAATGGCACATCTATTATCTATGACGGTGCTTATTGCATAAATGGTTATCGTTGGATAACTTATATTGCGAATAACGGTAAACGTCGTTATATAGCAACAGGCGAAGTAGATAAAGACGGCAAACGTTTAAATAGTTTTGGTAAATTTAGTGCAGTTTGATATAATTAAATTACCACGTCATTATACAAGGGTAGTCAGTACGGCTACCCTCTTATAAATTATAATTATGTCTATAATATGAAGATGTTAGATTGATATTAAAAAAACATAGTTTAACACTACATTGGTTACACGATCTATGCTACAATTAAATTACATACAATTTAATCTTTTTTACTCCTTTATAATTTTTGCTACCACATTCTTTTGAGTGTGGTGGTTTTTTATTTCAAACGCCTCGATTTCGACACGGATAATCAAAACCCGTCGAATTCGACGGGTTCTATAAACAAAAATACGGAAGTATACACATT